TATCCAAGAATTTGATACATAGTATTTATATGAGAACCGGAAGAAGAGAAACTTATAAAGGAATATTCAGGCCTAGGAATCCACAAAAGTATTCTGGAGATCCATCAAACATAGTATACCGTTCATCTTGGGAATGCAAGGTGATGAGTTATATTGACTCCAATCCAGACATAATATCTTGGTCTTCCGAAGAAGTTATTGTTCCGTACAAATCTCCGGTTGATGGAAGATGGCACAGATATTTTCCAGATTTTGTGATAAAAGTCAAACAAAAAACAACACAGCAGATAGTAACTTTAATGGTCGAAGTTAAGCCTGAGAGACAATCAAAACCACCACAACCAAAGCAAAGAAAGACAAAACAATATATTCATGAGGTTGTAACTTGGGGAGTAAACCAAGCAAAATGGAAGGCAGCTATAGAATATTGTAGAGATAGAAAATGGCAATTTATGGTAATGACTTCTATCGATGGTGTGGAGTTTAAATATCTGACGGAAAAAGAATTATTACTCAACTAAATACACATATGTCATCAAGATTAACAAAATTAACAGAACAAAGAACATCTGCCGAGTTGCAGATGATGAGTCGCTCTGCCTTCCGTTGGTTGAATACCAAGATGAGCCAGTTGAGAAATCCTGGTTCTATTCCCAGAGAAATTAGAGCAGAGAAACACAGAGAAAGAAACAAGTATAGACTAGGTTACAATACAGAATTTCTTATTGGCGGCCTGTACTTTTTCTTTTATGATCCTAAATGGAAGACAGATTTACCATACTATGATGTTTTTCCTCTTGTAATGCCACTTGAGAGACATCCTGATGGATTCTTAGGATTAAATTTACACTATCTGCCCCCTAGATGGAGAGCCATTTTTCTGACTAAGTTAATGGATAGAGCCATATATGATGACGCAAATGAATTAAAAAGAATTAGAATATCATACGAGATATTGACAGCAACAAGAAGGTATAAAGAATTCAGGCCTTGTATTAAAAAGTATTTACACAGTCACGTTAAATCCAAAATACTTGCAGTTCAGCCTGAAGAATGGGACACCGCAGTTATGTTACCTGTTGCACAATTCAGAAAAGAAACAACAAAACAAATTTGGGACGATTCATTAGATCAGATTAGGAATTCATAACAATGCCAGCCACCATCACAAATTTTGTGACAAGTTTTAAGAATGAATTAGCAAGACCATCTAGATTTGATGTTCAGATTCCCATTCCAGCCATACTTGCACCATTTTACTTGAATACGGTAAAAGAAATGAATATGAGATGTGAGGTGGCTGAATTGCCTGGTAGAAATTTCAACACCACAGAAAGAAAATTTGGATCAGCACCAGTACAAAAGGTTCCATATCAGTCAACCTACAATGATGCTGCTATGACTTTCATTGTTTCTGGTGACATGAAAGAAAGAATGTTTTTTGACCAGTGGATGGAGTTAATAAACCCATCTACAACCTATAATTTTAGATATAAGAATGATTATGTTACAAATATTGCAGTAACTCAATATGATATGCAAAATAAAGTTACATATAAATCCGTTCTTATAGATGCATATCCAGTCACAGTGAATCAATTGGATTTGGATTGGACTGCTGACAATTATCACAGACTGTCTGTTGTATTTGCATATACAAACTGGCAAGAAGGTACTGTATCACAAATTACTACTCAATTGGGAGTTCAAGGTTTAGCTGGTTTTGTAAGAATTTAATTGACTTGAAGGAGTTATAATATGGCGTTGCCAAAGATAGACACACCCATTTTCTATGTGAAATTGCCTTTATCGGGAAAGGAAATAAAGTTCAGGCCATTCCTGGTCAAAGAACAGAAAAATCTTCTGATGGCATTGGAAGCCGACGATAAAGAAACCATTGAAAGAAACATCAAACAAATTTTACATAATTGCACATTAACAGAAAATATTGATATTGATAAATTTCCAGTTGTTGATGTTGAGTATTACTTCATTAATCTTCGTGCAAAGTCAGTGGGAGAAATTGTAGAGAATACCTACGTTTGTAATAATGAAGTTGAAGGTTCTGTATGTGGAAATAAAATGAAGGTAGAAATTGACCTTAATGATATAAAGGTCGATAATTATAATCCTGATGATTCTATTATTGCTGTAACAGAAAAGATTTCAATGAAATTGAAATATCCAGAATTTTCTATTGTGGAGAAGGTGTCTGAAAGTCAGAATTCTATTGAAACAGCATTTAGAATTATTGTCGATTCAATAGAATATATCTTTGACGGTGACCAGTATTACTATGCTGAAGAAACATCTGAAAAAGAATTAATGGAATTTGTTGAGTCTTTGAATCAAGAACAATTTAGTAAGTTGGAAAAGTTCTTTGATAATATTCCGAAGATCAAGAAACACGTTGAGATTAAATGCTCTAAGTGTGGATTTGATCATTCTATTACCGTGGAGGGCCTAGAAAATTTTTTCGGATAATTTTTCGTCATGATAACTTAACAAATTACTATAAAACGAATTTCTCTTTGATGCAACATCACAAATATAGTTTGACCGAACTTGAATCGATGTTGCCATGGGAAAGGGACATATATGTGAATTTATTGGTGCAATATATTGATCAAGAGAATGAGAAAGTTAAACAACAACAAGCAGCTAGACGATAATGGCTTTACCTTTAGTAAACGAAAATTCATCAAACAAAGAAAAACCAAGTATATTTACTGCTGACATAATCAATAGGTCCGCAAAAGGGCTAAGTTTGTCTAAGCAAAATACAAACATTGTTGTGGACAAAAAAGAAAAGAAGTTTGATTTTCCTACACTCACACTCGATAGTAAGAATTCATCTGAAACTGTACTACAGAAGTTATATACTTTTGTTGTTAAGCAGTCATCTGAAAAGAAAGTAGATAGAATCCAAAGTTACAAAGATCAAGAAGACTTTGAAAGAGAAACTGATAAAACTGAAATCGGTTTAATTAGTTTAATTCCCGACATACTAAAATCCCAAAAAGAAGAAGAAGACAAAGAAGGATTTTTATCAAAACTTTGGAGTTACTTTAAGTTTTTCTCTTATGGTAAAATGATATACAAAAATTGGGATACAATTTCCAAATTTCTAGGCCTAGAAAAATTAACACAGACAATTAGAAGTATATCCGATGAACTAGGCATATCATCTATAATTGAAAAAATTAAATCAACCATTGATGATATAATGAGTAGATTTGGTAAGTCTGTTGATATTCCATCTATTACTGGTGGTGGACCATCCGAACCATCAAAGTATGATGAACTCTTCCAGAAAATAGGCAAAGAACAAGGTGTAGATCCCGCACTATTAAAATCTATAACAAAGGCAGAAAGTTCTTTTAAAGCTGGAGCCGTTTCTCCTAAAGGTGCTATGGGTTTGATGCAATTAATGCCTTCTACTGCACAAAGGTTCAATGTACCATCTGGTAAAGAATTCGACCCAGAAGAAAATATAAGAGGCGGAGCCAAATACCTAAAATTCTTAACAAAGAAATATGGTGGAGATACATCCAGAGTTATTGCTGCATATAATGCAGGCGAAGGTAATGTTGACAAGTTTAAAGGTATTCCCCCATTTCCCGAAACACAAGCATATGTAAAGAAAGTTACTGGTTATATGCAACAAACACCTGCAATAACCACACCAGAAACACCTTCTGTTCCTTCGGCAACCACACCTTCTACCGCAGAACGATCATCCGCAACAAAACCTGTTTCTGCTCCCCTTGCTATGAAACCCGACATGAAATTGGGAACAGATTCATTTAAAACAGGAAAAACAGCACTAGATTCTGTATTTTCTGATAAAAAACTAGATCTTAGATTACCTACAGACACAGCAACAAGACTAGAGAATACTCAACCAAGAGATCACGACTCTGGCGAACTTGGTGTTGATGAGAAAACCAAGACTGATATTTCTATACCAAAGGTTGAAGAAACTGGCAAGTGGGCTACAGAACAAGATCTTCAAGGTTTGGTTTTTGATGACCATTCGAGGGGTGGTAACCCTATAGAATATGAAAGACAGTTGACTAAGCTCCAAGCCAGAAAAATGCAGGAGTTGAGAAGTGAACTTGGTGTTCAAACACTACACATTAATTCTGGTAAAAGAAAACCCGAATACAATGATAAACTTCCAGATGCAGCTAAGAATTCTGCTCACTTGTATGGAATGGCGTGTGATGTGAGTACCAAAGGTTACAGTGTTGCACAGAGAGTTACCTTTATCCGCGCTGCCACGAAAGTGGGGTTTGGTGGAATAGGTCTTTACGGAACATTCATACACGTTGATACAGGCCGAGTTAGAACCTGGAAGACAAAATACAATCCAACACCAGAAGAGTCTCAGGCAATTCAGGACCATCTGAAGGGGAGACAAGGACAGTTGGTAGATGTGAGTACGCCTGTTCCAGTTATGTCTGAACCAGGCGAACTGGGAGTCAACCAGGAAGGTTCCAAGGTAGAACCAACGAAACAAGACGCAGAGAATCAAAACAAGAAGTCTGTACTAGATACAGCAATTGAGGATTTTGAACAGAAAACAGAGAAGTTAAAAGACTTCTTTTTGCAAATCAATTCAGAAGAAGGAAAGGCTAAGTTGGTTGAGTCTGTAACTCAGATTTCACAGAAACAAATTGTTATGCCTGATATTGGTTTATTACTGAATCAGAATAATGTATTTGTCAACTTAACAAAAAGAACTAGAAATGTTATGCAGTCTGCAAATGATCTCGACAGACCTGGAATATATTCAACACCATTTATAAAAGAGTAAACGATGGCTAAAGTAAGCACCTCGAAATTTGGTAAAGTTCTTAGTGATCTAAGAAAAAGTAACCAACAATTGAGTACACAATTATCTGCCAGTGGTTCTGAGCTTTCAGATTTAAAGAAAAGTGTTAACGACCTTGAATATCTTTCTTTATTGATTCTGGAAAAGATCAAAAGAGTTGAGAAATATCCGGTCGTGCAGACCAAAAGAGGTAAATTGATACCTCCTAAAGTCGGTCCTACAGCTGAACTTCTACCCGCTAATGATCCACTT